AGTTTCTTTTGAAAGTGACTTTAAAGATAATTCGGTAATTTACTATGAATACTTGGTTGGTGATGGAGAAACACCAGAAATTGTTGCTCACAAAATATATGGTTCTGCTGAAAAGCATTGGATTATTTTAATGTTAAATGATATTTTGCATCCGCAATTTGATTGGCCTTTAAATGAAAGTTCTCTAAACAAATATATTGATATTAAATATCGCCAGTCACAATATGCCAACAGTTCTACCGAAGGTACAGGTACAACATGGGCTCAAACTCATGCCAAAGAATATCACAAAATTGAAACAAAAACAAATACAAAATTAAATGAAACTATATCGGTTAACACTCTAAATGTAACTCAAAATGACTATGCTAACGTAGCCGCAACTTCTACAAATTATACTTTAAGTGATGGTATTATAGTCAATATCAAAGTAACAAAAGATACATTGAGTTATTATGATTATGAAATTGATGAGAATGAAAACAAAAGATCAATTAAAATTTTAAAACCAGACTTTGTACCTGTGGTAGAACAAGAGTTTATTGGAGTTTTTACTAAATGACCAGTTCGGCATCAAACTTTGTAATTAAGGAATTATCATTAGTTTACAAAGATAAAAAAATTGACATATCCGGATTATTTCAGGAATTAAATATACACGATAGTATATTATTGCCGTGTATGCATGGTAATGTCGTACTACTTGATAGTCAAGGCCTTACGGATAAGTTGGCACTAGATGGATCTGAAAATTTAATTGTTGATATAAGAAAAAATAAAAACGATGCTGCTGATAGTGATTTTGCATTTCAAAAAGTTTTTAGAGTATTTAAGCAAAGTAATAGAAGTGGTTTAAATCAGAGTACTGAAGCCTATGTGTTGCATTTTATTTCTGAAGAATTTATTTTATCGGAACAGCTGCGAGTAAATCAATCCTACAAAGAAAAGTATTCAAATATTGCAAGAACGGTAATGAAAGACTATTTGAATATCGATATTGATAAACAAATTGAAGATGGTGGTTTGTTTGTTGAATCGGAAGGATTGAAAAAGATAGCGATACCTAATTTACATCCAATTGATGCTATTGATTGGTGTGCAAAAAGATGCCTAGATAAAAATGAATCTCCATCTTTTTTATTTTTTGAAAACCCTAAAGGTTATAATTTTGTAAGTTTATCAACATTACTTTCAATAGCACCAGTAGCTTCATTAAATTTCACACCTAAAAATATAAACTTAGGTGATAAGACTGAGGAAACACAATTTTTAGGTATTAAAGATTTTAAAGTACTGTCACAGTTTGATTTTTTGAAATCGGTTCAAAATGGAGTTTATGCTGGTAAATTTATTGGATTTGATCCAATAACTAGAACCCTTGCTCAGAGAGAGATTACTTTTGATGACCATTATAATACTGGTGAACATGGTAATAAAGTTGCTAATTTAGCCGTTGTTGAAAATGTAAAAGGATTAAACAATACTCAAATGTTTGATGCTAAACAATCGGTATATGTTTTTGGATATTACAGAAAAGATAATGAGTTTATCAATGAAAAAGATCCCGAATCATTAAACTATGTTGATGATCCATATAAGTATATCTTCCAAAGACGAGCTATAGTACAAAATTTGATGACACAAAGAGTGCAAATAGTCTTGCCTGGAAATTTTCAAATAACTTCTGGTGTGAATGTTAAGTTACTTGTACCTAAGCTTGGTCAATTTTTAAAGAATGAGGATAACTTGGATAAATCATTATATGGAAATCATTTGGTGATTGCAACACATCATTGTATACAACCCAATAAGCATGAGGTTGTTATTGAAGCAGCTTCAGATTCTTCAAATAGAGAATATGGAATATTGAGCTCTAAACCAATTCGAGATGCCGAATACAATCAAGTTGATAATCAAGGTAGAGGATTATTTTAATGATAATTAATCAACCGAAAAAAGACTATGGTACTTTTGACCCAACTAATTGGGTTGGTGTTGTTGAGAATAGTCACGACAAATTAAATATCGGAATGTATAAAGTCCGTATTATCGGATTACATTCACCCAATGTTGAAGAAGTTCCTGTTGATAATCTTCCTTGGGCTCATGGTGCAATACCGCTATCACAGGGATACACCACCTCAGTTGCAAGACCTGGAGAATGGGTTGTTGGTTACTTTTTAGATCCCGATACTTTACAGTATCCTATTATTATTGGCATTCTTCCAGGAATACAATCGACCAATGTAGTCAACGTTACAAGTTCTGGTTCTAAAGTTGGTTCATATAGTCACAATAAGTCAGCTGGATTTGTTCCACAACTAACACAGGAACAAGCAGATAAAACTCCAGTATTACCTAAAGGCATCGTAACAAGATCGGTAGGTCAACCAACGACTGCACCTCTTGCTCGTGGAGTGTATGAGAACAGTAGTATTTCGGTTGCTGATTCTAATGCAGAACATGTTTGCGATTTTAAAAAGAAACTTAGATATGATATTGCGATTGAAAAACTGAAAGTTTATCAATTTGTCGAAACATCAAGAGCCGAAATAAAAGCCTATTTTTTAAGTACTTCTTCAAGTCCAATGTCTACAGCTATTCAAGCTGCAATTAAGCAAATTAAAGAAATACTGAAAATGATAAAGAAAGCTGCCGATTTTATTACTGATGTTGCAAAGGCTATTACCGATTTTATTAAATACTGTAACGAACTCATTGCGTGGATTGCAAGTCTGCCTGCTCAATTGGCCGCACAGTTACAAAAATGTTTGCAAGAATTTACTAGCGCTTTAACTGAAGCTTTATCTTTTGATGATGCAACTGAAGAAGGTGATCCATCTCCATTTTCTGAGATCAAAAGTTTGATTGAAACGGCAAAAGAAACAGGTAAATCAATAGAAACAGCAGTAAGTGCTTCTACAACTGCGGTAGCACAAGCAACAATATTAGCGGTTACGGCTAAAACATTTGGACGAGTATAATGGCAACTAAACCTGATGGTCTTGATTGGACAGAACCTCCATCAACATTTGTTGGTGAATATCCATATGCACATGTAACAGAAACTCAATCAGGTCATCTATTTGCTATGGATGATACAAAAGATTCTGAAACAATTAGACTAGCACACCGCTTAGGTACATTTACAGAATTTCAAAAAGACGGAACAAGAGTCGATAAGATTATTGGTGATGGTTATCAAATTGTTGCAAAAAACAATCATGTGTTAATTAAAGGTGTATGCAACATAGTAATTGAAGGAGATTCTGTACTTCATGTTCAAGGTGATGCTGATGTAAGAATCGATGGTGATGCTTACACAAAAGTTAATGGAAATTTATCAACCAAAGTTAAAGGTAGCGCTTCTATTTTTGCGGGTGGAGATTTAGACTTAGCGGCAGGCGGTGCATCAGGTACAGTAACAATTAATGCGGCAGATGGAATAAATTTAAATGGTGACGTTACAGTTAATGGTTTACTAACAGCTGCAAGTAGTATACATTCTGGTGATAACATTGTGGCCGGAAAACAATTGTTTTCTTATTTTGGAATTCAAACTTTAGGTGGTATTAATTCAGGATTTACTTCAGAAAGTCCTGTACCACCTGGTATAATTACAACAACTGTGGAAGTAACCGCACCAATTATTTTTGGATTTGCTGAAGTAACAGATTCTAGAGGATCAATGGAATTGATTCGACAATTATATAACGGTCATCAGCATGGTACGCCACATGGCAGTTCAACAACACCAGTACCAATACAATAATTATGGCCAATACAATATACGCAAGATTGAGCTTTGATTTTGATACGACCAAATTTGGTGGCGCTCATTATCTAAGTCCAGAAGCAAAAAACAGTTTGAATGTATCTCCTTCAAATGTAGTTCAATGGCAAACTCAGGAAATTGCCAATGGTACAATTGCACCAAGTAACTATTTTAAAAATCCCGTACAGAGTGTTTGCACAAGTATAACCTCCAATACAAATTTAATTATAACTTTTTGTAATAACGATGTTGCGAATACTTTTCCAAACACTTCAATTCAAGCCAGAAATTTGGCCAATACTGCAAATAGTTTGTTGATACAAATATTAGATTTTAAATCTCATACTGATAACATGTCCCGTCTTGGAACAATGGCTATTAATACAGCGTCTTTAACGGACACTCCAAATATACCAAATTACCAAATGGCAATGGCACAAGGTAGTGAATTGACAAGACTACTATATTCAACTGAGTCAGCACAAAACACCAATGCGGTTTTAGGTTGTTTTACAAGTATCTTTGTGAATACTGAATTGACTGCAAATAGTTGGAATATAGGTAACGGGTACATAAGTTTAACAAATTCTTATAACGGAGTTACAAGTAATATAACCAATTCAGCTTTGGTCAGTATTATTTCAACTTTAGAACAAGCCAATTCTTTAATGTTGACTAGACGAACCGCAGATTGGAATTTCTATAAAAAACAAAGACAGATATTAAATGACTATCGTTTTGTTACACAATTTAACAATTCTGGCAATACGGACAATTATTTAATACAAAATTACATTGGTACAGACTTCCTTAAAAATAACCTGGCAAATACGTGATAAATAACTCATGGCTACAGTAACCACACAAACAACTAGACAATTTAAAGACTTAGACCTGTCTTTCAATATTCATCCAGTCAAAAAAGACATAAACAAACATCTGGATGAACAGGCGGTTATTAACTCTTTAAAAAATATTATACTGACAAACCACTATGAGAAACCATTTAATCCAGATTATGGTTCCAACATTCGGGCTTTATTGTTTGAAAATATAGATGCTATTACAGCAATTACATTGGAAAGAGAAATCTTACAGACAATAGAAAATTTTGAGCCTCGTGTTAGTGTGTCCAAAGTAACAGCCGTACCAGATTTCGATAATAACGGGTATTCAATTAAGTTGGATTTTTTTATTATCAATTTAACTAACCCAATAACAATTCAATTCTTACTACAAAGAGTCAGATAATGGCAGACCGTTTAAATGTAACCGATTTAGATTTTGATACACTCAAAACTAATCTTAAAACTTTTCTAAAACAACAATCCGAATTTTCTGATTATGATTTTGAAGGAGCAGGGTTAAATGTTCTTTTAGACATTCTTGCCTATAATACACATTACAATTCATATTATTTGAATATGTTGGCAAATGAATCTTTTTTAGATTCCGCAATCTTGAGAAACTCTGTTGTATCACATGCTAAACGATTTGGTTATACACCACGTTCTGCATCGGCACCTTTAGCTAAAATTAATTTTTCAATTAATTCACTATCTTCAACACCAGGTTCAGTAACATTACCTGAAGGCTATGTTTTCCTTTCAAATTTAATTGATAGTAAATCGTACAACTTTATTACATTAGAAGATACCACAGTTTCAAAAACAAGTAATAATTTTGTATTCACCAATTTGGAAATTTATGAAGGCCAATTAGCAACATATAGTTTTACACATGTTGAGGCTTCCAATCCAAAACAAATATTTACTTTGCCAGATATTAATGTTGATACATCCACAATCAAGGTTAGTGTAAGGCAATCAAATGCAAATTTAACTTCCACAGTTTATACATTAAACACGGATGCTTTAGATGTAGCTTCCAACTCTGAAGTATTTTACATACAAGAAGGCCAAAACAACAAATACGAAATTTATTTTGGTAATAATGTTTTAGGTAAAAAAATACCTGATGGCGGTATTGTTTCAGTAAAGTACTTGATCACGAATGGTGATTTAGCAAACAAAGCTAATAGTTTCATTGCAACCTCTACAGTTAGTGGTTATTCGACATTTACTGTTAATTCAACCTTGGCGGCTTCTGGTGGATCACCAAGAGAAACAGTAGATCAAATTAAGTTTGCTGCGCCATTACAATTTACTTCACAGAATCGTGCGGTAACAAAAAATGATTATATTAAACTCATTCAACAAAAATATCCACAGTTTGAAGCCGTCAATGTTTGGGGTGGAGAAGAAAATGATCCACCAATTTTTGGTAAAGTTTTTATTTCTGCAAAACCAAAACAAGGTTTTGAGGTAACTGATGCTGAAAAAGAATTTGTTAAAGAGAAGATTATTAAACCAATCAGTATTCTTACAGTAACACCTGAAATTGTTGATGTTGATTATAACTTTTTAAAATTAATTGCCAGAGTTTATTATGACCCCACAAAGACAATTAGCAATACTAATACTCTAAAATCTTCGGTACAAACTGAAATTGAAAATTATTGCGATAACAATTTAAATACCTTTAATTCAATTTTTAAATCGTCTATATTAAGTTCTAGGATTGATAATTTAGATAATGCTATTCAATCAAATCAATTAGAATTATTTTTAACCAAAAAATTTAAACCAGATTTGGTAAACTCAAATAGTTATGTTTTGGATTATGGCGTTCCTTTGCAAAAAGGCACTACATCGGATAATCTATATTCAAATCCTGAATTTACAATATTGGATGAAGAAGGCATCTCAAGACAATCTTTCTTAGAGGAAGTTCCATCTTCGTTTACTGGTGTCGAATCAATTACAGTAACAAATCCAGGTATTAATTACATGACAACACCAACAGTTGAAATTATTGGTGATGGTCAAGGCGCTACAGCTATTGTTACCATAGTTAATTCTAAAATTTCAAAAGTTACAGTAACAAATCCAGGTGTTGGATACACTACAGCTACAGTAAGAATCACTGGAGGTGGTGGACAATTAGGCGCTGCATCAGCAGTACTAGAAGGTCGTTATGGTCAACTAAGAACTGTTTACTATAAACCAGATGAAGTAACAAATGAAAATACCAAAGTAATTTTAAACTATGGTGCTAATTTTGGTGTTATGGGATCAATCGATTATTATGCTGGAAAAATTTATATTAATAACTTTAATCCAACAGGTGTTGCAAACGATTTTGCAGAGTTATCTGTTAATATTAGACCAGAAATTTCTGTTATCTCATCGCAACGAAATAAAATGTTGGCCTTCGACAATGAAGATCCAACAAGTGTTATTGTAGAAATGAATATTTTATAATGCCAGAATTATTAGTTTCCTCATTAGTTGAAAAACAACTACCTGAATTTGTAAGGGAAGACTACCCTAAATTTGTCACATTCTTAGAAAAGTATTATGAATGGACAAAAACAAATAATCAAATTTTAAATGCTGTTGAATCTTTTGCGGAATCAAAAGATTTGGATTTAGCAACAAGCACCTATATCGAATTAATTAAACAAGAACTTGCACCTTACTTTCCAGAAGAAATTATATCGGATAAGGCAACACTTTTAAAATTTATCAATCAATATTATCGAGCAAAAGGTACTCCTCAATCCGTTAAGTTTTTGTTTCGAATTTTTTATAATGAAGATATTGAAATATATTATCCTAAAGATGAAATATTAATTGCTTCGGATGGCAAATGGGTTTTACCATTATCTTTACGAATTGATACTACTGATAATAATATTTTTAATTTAGTAGGTGTAAAAGTTACTGGGGCTTTATCAAAATCTACAGCAATTGTTGAAAGTGTTACAAGGTCAGTTGATCGTCAATTAGGTATTCAATATGTTGAAATGTTTGTTTCAAATGTTAAGAAATTATTTCAAACAGGAGAAACAATTACTGGTACATATTTTACCAATGGAACACCAACTTCAGTAAGTGGTCGGTTAATTGGTTCACTCTCCGAAATTAAAATTAATCCTGAGTTTAGAGGGTTATACTATAATGCATACGATTCAGCAACAGGTTATCTTGGTGATCCAGTTTCTATTGTTGGAGGATTAAATCCTAATCCGTCAGCCAATCAATCTCCTGTTGGTGCTATTGCTACTGTAGGATCAGTCACAAAAGGATCAATTATTCAAGTAGAAGTTAATGATGGAGGTTTTGGATTTAGATCACCAGACATTGTAAATAGTTCATTAATCGATTTTGTTGGAGGTTTTAAAGATTCAATTTTAGGTCAAGAATCTAAAGCAAGCATTTCTATTGTAGATACAACTACACAAAGACTAGTCAATGTAAGTAACGTGGCAATTGAAACCATTTACAGTTTGACTCTAGATGGAGCAGCAAATACCGCAAATATTCAAAATTGCCAAATTCGTTTTATTACCACAACACAAACACTAAATGTGTTTCCAATTTCATATGTAACAACAGACGGATCTGGTGGTGGTTATAAATCTTTACCCGTATCCAATTTCTACAGTTATTACTTAGAGAATGTAGTTGATTCATTAATTATTTCATCCACATCTCTGTTAAAAGGAACAAAAATTATATCCGATAGTTCACAAAATTTGGCCAGTTCTTTTGTGTCTGGTGATACAGTTCGTTTAAATTCACCTAATAAATTTGAAGAAATTAGAAATATACAATCAGTAACAACAAATACGATCACACTAGATGGTGATAATTTTGAAAATGATGTTGGTGCTGTAGATGTTTATAAAATGTTTAGAAGGCCAATTAATGGGGTTGGTTCTTTAGGTAGAATTCAAATTACTAATGGTGGATCAAATTACAATGTTGGTGAATACTTGGTGTTCACAGGATCTTCTGGCTATGGTGCAAATGCTTCAGTTACAACACTTCATGCTGGAAATAATGGCATCAAAACAATTACATTTAATGATAACGGATCTTTAATTAAAGGTGGTGAAGGTTACACACAAACAAATTTACCAACAATTAATGTTAATACCGCAAGTGGTTCAAACGCAGTTTTATCCGTAACTGAAATTCTAGGTGAGGGTGTCGATGTTAGTTTATACACAACAAAAATTGGATCTATATCAACTCTTAAAATTTCTAGTTATGGTTATGACTATGTTACCGCTCCAACAATCTCTTTAAGAAATGCTGACCTGACTGTATCTAATGTTACCTCAGGACAATTGTTTGTTTCAAATACGATAATTTATCAAGGCAATTCGAGCAGTAATGCCACATTTACAGCTTATGTTGAAAAGTTTACTCCTTCAACTGGTCTTTTGCGTATCTTTAATTATAAAGGTACTCTCAACAATCTAATACAAATTTCATCATCCGATAATACCGTAAAAGCAAATGTTGCTTCTGTATTATATTACGGTGATGGTAAAGCCAAAGCCACCGCTAAATTTGAAAATGGTCTAATTCGTTATCCTGGAATTTATTTAAATACGGATGGTCAACCTAGTTCAGATAAGAAAATGCAAGATGGTACAAAATATCACAATTTTTCATATCAAATTCAAACTGAAAATGATTATAATAAATTTAAAAAATCATTAAATGAAATTGTGCATCCATTAGGAACTAAAACTTTTGTTAATAGGATAAATTCTCATACTGAAGATGTAGCAAATACATCATTAACCACGATTAATATTATTAAAACTGAACTTGCAAATACGTTTAATATTAGAACGGGTTCAAACAACATGGTTGCTACAGGAGCAACACCAAATCTTGCAAATACAGTAAATGTTGGTGATATGGTTATTCTCACTACATTATCCAAACGAGTTAATGGCACAGTAAATGTGGCATCCACATCAAATGTGGTTACTGGCAATGCAACTACCTTTATTAATGATATACAAGATGGTGATACAATTTATATTTCAAGTGGAAATACTGAAACTGTAACCTATGTTACAAATGCTACCAGTTTAATGACACAAAATACAATCAATATTACTGCAAATAACCAAACAATCAATGTGGTATTTGACGATATAAGAACGGTTACATTTGTTAATGCCAATACCATTCTGGTTTCTGGATCATTTACAACTACCGCAAATTTAGTCACCACAATCCTTCAAAAAGTTTAATAAATAGAACTATGGCTTCCTTACTGACTTATCAATTTTCCACTCTATTGGCACAAAGCATCTATGATTTATTAGATGTAAGTGCCAATTCGTATCTTCCAGCAAATAGAAAATCCTACATGTTTGTATCTTTAGGAAAAGAAACTGTTTGGAATGCTGGTACTGAAACCGCACCAACGCCAGGTCAAGCAATTAGAGATTTGAGTTCCTATCATGACCGTGGAATGGTTGCAAAAAGACTATCACAAGAAAATGCATCTTTTGTTGTACCAAGAGTGAATTGGACAACGAACACAGTTTATAATTTTGCTGGTTGTACTACGTGCCCAGCTGCCACAAACTTTTATGTTTTAAATTCTAAAGACCAAGTTTTCAAATGTCTATGGAATAACAATGGTGTTGTATCTACGAGTGAGCCACAATTATCTTTATCTTCCACATCTTTGGAAGAACCTTATTTCCAAACTGCTGATGGTTATAGGTGGAAATATATGTACACTTTAACTGCACAACAGAAACAAAAGTTTTTAACTAATGAATATTTACCTGTGTTGTACAATCGATTTGTTAGAGCATCTGCTGTAAATAGAAGTTTAGATATAGTAAAAATTACAAATACAGGTAATAATTACACCGATGGAGCATCACAAGATATTATTACTATTACTGGTGATGGTACTGGAGCAATTTTAAAAGCCAATGTGGCTAATGGAAAAATTGCAAGTGTTACCATTCAAAATAGAGGTTTGAATTACACTAAAGCAAATTTAACTTTTAGAGATGTTGCAGGTGGTATTGGAACATCTGCTGCAGCTGAAGTCGTTCTTTCACCGCAAAACGGCCACGGTTACGATCCAGTTGAAGAACTTTATGCAAACACTATCATATTCAATGTTGATTTTGATGGTAGTGAATCTGGTGTTTTCCCTACAGAGAACGAATATCGTGAAGTTGTGATTTTTAAAAATCCATATGAATATGGAACAACAACCTTAGCTGCCTCTGAAGTGTATACTTTATATACAAAAATCAAAACATCAGCTGGTGTAGGTAATTACAATAACGATGAAATCATTTATCAAGGTGTTGATTACGCATCATCAACATTTAGTGCTGAAGTAATTTCATTTGACGAAACCAATAATTTACTTTATGTTAATAATGTAAACGGTACATTGTCTACAAATGAACCTATTAAAGGACAAACAAGTGGCTCTATCCGAGTAGCCATAAATAAAACTGATCCATCACTAGAATTATATTCAGGTAAAATTTTATATGTTTCGGATAAAACACCGATTACAAGAGATGCAGACCAAATAGACAGAATACGATTCATTTTAAGTTTCTAGAGGAATAAATGACTACTTTTTTTAATTACGATCCATATTATGACGATTTTGACGAAGATAAGAATTACATGCGGGTTCTTTTCCGGCCTGGATATTCCGTTCAAGCTCGTGAATTAACTCAACTACAAACAATCTTATCAAATCAAATTGAAAAGTTTGGTAACCATATTTTTAAAAGTGGCAGTCCAATTGTTGGTGGTAAAATTTCTTTAGATGATCGTTGTTTTTATTTGATTCTAAACACACAATATAATAGTGATGATATTGATGTTACTCAATTTGCCGATAAAACAGTTATAAGTTATAATTCTGGTAAAAATGTTCGAGCAAAAGTAATTGCGATTGATAATAGTACAACCAATCCAGTTTTGATTTTAAAGTATTTAAGTTCGGATACTTTCTCTGAGAGTGATGAACTAAAGGTCTTTGGGCAAAATATATTTGCTCAAGCTAAAGATACTTCAGCCGTAGGACGATCCTATGTTGCTAGTATACAAGAAGGTGTTTATTACTTCAAAGGTAATTTTGTTAAAGTTGTTCCACAATTTTTGGTATTGGAATTGTTCTATCGTATAGGTTTTAATACAACAACAATAAACACTCAACCTTCATACAAAATTGGTATTGAATTTGAAGAAAATATTATAGATGAAGTTGATGATACTTCACTATTAGATCCTGCTCAAGGTGCGTTTAATTATCAAGCTCCTGGCGCTTCACGATTTGAAATTGCAACTAGACTGTCAAAAAGAACATTGGATTCTACCGATGAATCTTCTTTCTTTGAAGTCATTCGAATAGTTGATGGTGTTAAAACCAAAGAAATTAATTATCCGGTTTATAGTGAAATTGAAAAAACGCTTGCACGTAGAACTTATGAAGAATCAGGTAACTATACTGTTGATCCTTTTGTGTTATCGCTTGAAGAAGAAGCTTACGATGCCAACAATGTTTTAATTGCTGATTCATTTACAGCTGTATTGGATCCAGGTAAAGCTTATGTTGGGGGTTATGAGGTACAAACAATTGCACCTACTCGTATAACTATACCTAGAGCAAGAATAACTTCAAATGTGGCCGACTATGATCTGCCTACAAACTATTCCAGTTATATTGTTGTAGCTAATACTTATGGTACATTAGATATATCATCTTTTCCAAAACTTGATATACATTGTACAAGTTTTAATACAATTAATCCTGCTTCATCTAACGAATATAATTCGACAAAAATTGGTACGTTACGTGCCGATATGATGAAATATAATACTTCTTATGCCTCCGATGTAGGCACTTCACACTCATTCTATGTAAATGTTTTTGATGTAACTTCAACACCAATTGTTGGTACCGTACCAAGTTCTGGATCTACAAATACTGTTATTAAGTTAGAATCTTCATTCTCAACAACAGCTCAAGCAAACTGTTTTGCTAATATGTACTATCGGATTACTGATGGTGCAGGTCTTTATTTGGCACCAATTCTAATTTCACAATCTAATAGTGTAGCTCGAACAATTACACTTTCTCAAGCGTTACCATTTATACCTGCTTCAAATACTTATTCTATTGAATCGGACTTTAAAGTAGCCGAATCAATTTCTGTAAAATCTGGTTCATCCTTATCATTTGCAGCCAATGTTCACAGTAGTTCAAAAGACACTATGACTGGTGATGCATATATTACCGAACCATCAAAGACAAGTTTAATATTTGATACTCCGTTTGAATCTATTAAAGCAGGATCCATTTCTAATTTAGATTTTTATGCACGAAAAGTATACTCAGATAAACTTGCTGATGGTGGTGGATTATTAACAATTTCAACAACAGGTACAGATACTTTTGCATTTGCGGGTTCACCGGGTGTTCTTAACGATTCACAAATTTTAAATAATATTATTTGTTTTATTCGTTACAATTCAACATCAAATTCAGCTTCTGGTATTGCACCAAATACTGTTGTAAGTTTAGCTAATAATTTATTTACTGTTACCGCTTTAAGTAATAATTCTATTTCTGTTGATTTTGATACTGCCGGTGTTCGTGCTGACTTTATTATCACAACAAAAGTAAACAATGCAGAAAATGGAACATCTGGTGCAGTTCGTGGTAAACAAATGATACCTCTTACCACAGGTGCGGCTTTACATGCAAAAGTTCCTTACAATTTAAATACTGCTGGAGATTCATTATCTTCAGGTAATACCGGTACTGTAACCACAATTACTGGTGGATATGTTTTTCAAGATGTTGGCGCAACATTCTTTAATAGTGCATCTCTAATGCAACAATTAAAAACTCCTGGTACTGCCGTTAGTTTACAGGTACCCGATGTTTATGAAATTGTTCGAATTACAGATTCCCGTGGCACAGGTAATGTAACAACTGCAATGTTGACAGATGCAACCTATGATGTAACTAATAACTATGAGTTTGATAATGGTCAACGTAAAACACATTATGACCATGCAACCATTAAATTGAAGCGAGGTTACAGTTCACCGACAGGTTCATCTTTGTTGGTACAATACAAATATCTAAAACATCAAGCGGCTCCATCTCCACAAAATATTGGTTTGTTTACTGTTGATTCTTATTTAAAAACTGGATCAAATTTCACCTATGATGAAATGTCCAAATTTTTAAGTAATGAAGATGGTAAATTAATTTCTCTGCGTTCTTGTTTAGACTTTAGACCAACACGACAAATTGCTTCAGAAACAATATCTGGTGCTGTCAATGCCGATCCTGATTATACGGCAGAACTTGGTTTTGAATATTATTTAAGTCGCATTGATAAGTTGGTTGTTAAGCCATCTAAAGAATTTGCGGTTGTTTCAGGTAAATCATCTGTTACACCAATTCCTCCTCCTATCGATCCAAACGATATGATGATCTATACTTTGACTATTCCTCCTTATACGGAAAGTGTCAAAGAAATTAATGCGGAGTTTAAAAACAATCGCCGCTTTACAATGAATGATATTGGTGCTTTTGAAAAACGAATTAAAGGTTTAGAGTATTATGTTGCCCTCACAAATTTGGAAAAGAACGCAGCTGATTCTAAAATCTTGGATGCTGATGGTCTT